CTTTGCTCAGCCAGTTTGGTGAGAAGGTCAACAATAAGACGCTTAACTTTTTCAGAATTAAGAAATGAAAAAAGAATTGGACGGATAAGGGTGATCATGATAAGTATCAGGAAGGTTCAGTAGGCCAAGTGACATTGTGAGGGAAGCCTTCAGTAGAAGGCAGATTCCGAAGAGCTGTACGATATGTAGCCCAAGCAGTGGCATCAGCAGAGCTGTCAGCCAGTTGAGTCCAATCAGTGTCAGCAAGCTTTTGGTTGCGCTCAGTGCGAACACGTTCCGCAGCTTGTGCGTCAACACCTGCACGATAAGCAGTCATTTTTTCATCGGCAGTTGTAGTTACACCCTCTTCATCGGTAGTGGTTGTAAAGGTAGGACCAACGACAAACTTGGTAAACCAGTTGCCACTAGACCACTCCACACCATCACGTACACTGTATTCGTAAGGGGCAGTTACTTGAGCTTGGGGACCATTAAGAACAGGGTCGTAGCCGTAAGGCTCTAGGACTTCAGCAGTCAAAGCTTTAGGCAAGCTGACGCTAGAGAATTGTGCGCGGAACTGACTTTCAGTAAGAAGTGCTCCGGTATCGCGTTGTCGAATTTCCATAGTTATGCAATAGCAAGATAAATGTAAGTGCCACCATTGGCATTGAGACCGGCTCCAGCAGTGCTAGTTACTGTAAAGCCATTTGAATTAGGTTCAAGGTAGTCAGTGCTTGTAACCTCAGCATTAGTTAAGTTAAGACGAAGAGCAGGGTCATTACCGCTGCTGACAATTCCACGGGTTGTATCAAACAACCACCAATCACCAGAAGAGTCCGTACGTTTAATTAAGACGAAGCGAGCACCTGCAGCAAATCCACAGTTAACAGACAAATTATTACCTGTGCCGCTGTAGCTGCCGACTTTTGATATGCCATCAAGGCTGGCGAAGAGGTAAGCGATGTAATTGTAGGTATTGCCATTAGTGGCATTATCTGTGCCCACAGTAAAAACAGAAGATGTAGGCTCTGTGTTGTTCCAATAACCAGAATTTGTAGAAGCTGCGTTTACAAGGTCTAGTCTTATTCTTTTTGTTGCCCCTAAAGGACCTGCTTGAACCCCCCATCCATCAGAGTAATTTCTTGCTTTAGTGATAATCAGTTCCGGTTTGACGGTTAAATTATGGCTAACCGCTCTTGCTGAGCCCGTCCCCGTATAAGCAACCACATCCATAAAGCCTGGGGCGCGGCGGAAGAAATAGTTAATATAGTTATAACTGCTTAGATTGTTTTGATCACTATTAGCTAGGGTAATCCCATCTTGCTCAAAGATGCCGTTATTACCGGTTTCACCATTGGTTCCTTGCGAACGTAACCGTTTGTTGTTCCCACGAAGCCTATCGTAAATGTGATTAGCGTTTCCTAGATTGTTGTTTCTTAATTGAGTAAGAGAAAAATCTGGCGGAAATCCCGCTCCTGAAATGTACCGGCTAGATGCGCCTGTGCCCGAATAGGCAACATTATTAAACACATCCGTTCCAGCCTCGGGCGGCTTATGCGGACGGCGGATTGCCATGTAAACGTAAGAGTCGCCGCTCTTGTTGGCTACGGAGTTAGTGTTTATAATCTTAAATCCAGTTGGCGTTAAGTCGACTGTATCGTTCGAAACTTGCTCGTCGGCAGTAGAATCTGCACGCAACATTCCATCAATACCGCCAGTAGCAATTCCACGCATGGAATCAAACATAAACCAATTTTGACTACCGCCACTAGCTCTTTTTATCATGAGCCATTGCGGCTCAAAACCTAGGTTAATTTCATGGCCTGACGTGCCATTGCCTGTATAGCCATCGCACTTAATGATCGCCTCGTCGCTATCCGTGCCAAACGATTGGTCGTCGTGAGCAAAAACGTAGGCGACGTATGTACTGCCGTTGCCGTTTACAGCGCCACCATTATTTAAGGTAAATTCGGTGCTTGTTGGCGTCGTGTTGTTGAATACAGGAGAAGAAAATGCTGCATCATCTTGTTGCAA